AGCATCTTTTCAGTAAATTCCATCAGAGAGCCTCGTATATGTCAAAGGTTACTCTAATTTGCGTTTGAAAATAACCCTCTGGTTCAGAATTTTCTAAAACTTGTGGCCCGATAGGCGCATCAAAAGAAACACCAGAGACAATAATACGATTATATAAATCTCTAATACGCTTACCTATTTCAAAATTTGCTCCTGGGCCTTGACCTTTTGGAGTAAAGATATTCATAGAAACAACGCCACTAATACTATTTGTAGAACCAGTTGCACCGCCTAATGTTTGATAATTACTATTGCCAAAAGTAAGTAAACATTGACACCAAGAAGAATGAGGTGTCGGAGTGAATGGAGTGTTATGAAAAATAACAGGAATAGGTGGAGCCTTCTTTAGTTCAGTCTCAAGTCGAGATTCAATCGTCGATCTGACATCATTTAAATCAGTAGCAGCCATTAGATAAGATCTCCTTTAGCTATGTCTTTCCACCATTGTTTTGCTATTCCTTGCATTTCTTTGGCTACCATTTCAAACCAATTTGAATCTACTTTCTTTGAATGTCCTTGATAACAAAGTTTCTCAGCATAAGGAAGATTGTTATGAATAAAATATTCTTTGCCGATTTTTTCGTTACCTGGAGAATAATTAGATCCCTTTATAGACGGAACAGTATTCACATATTTACCTTTTTTAGCAGGTGTTCCTTTGTTACTACCTTCACCAACCTGCCAACTAACAGCAAAACGGCCTGTGTCAACTGGACTACCTTCTTTAACTAATTTATCGGCTTCTAAAACGATTGCTCGCATTAATTTATCAAGCTTCTTCTCCGAATAGTTTCCTATTTGATCTATAGGGACTTGATCCGTCATGCTCTTAAGAAAAGTTCATAACTGATAGCAGTACCAGCTTGGTCGATTGTTTTAATTCTAATGATCTGATACTGAACACCAGAAAAAACGATACGATCAGCCGTCGAAGGTGTAACAGTTAAAGAACCCGCTGGAATAGTACATTTTCGATCATCAGACTGAACTAAATCAGTCACTTCTCTGAAGTTAACATCTGAGAAAACGCCTTTCAAAGAGGTGTCAGAGACGACCTCACGGACTTTACCTGTGGCTGAATTATATGAACCACTCGAAACTCTTCGATAGGTCATAGACGCTCCTATGCCTGGTATCTGTGAAACCTTCTTGACAACCTTTTGTATGGCAGTATCAAAAGCCATTAGATTCGATAAGCGACAACAGTTCCGCTTGCCAAAGTAATACTTGTGAAGACTCCTTCAACTTCACTTCCATGTTTGATGGGAATAGCTGAAACAGTAGAAGAACCATTTTCAGTGACGTTAGGACTAACTAAAGTCATAACTGCATCTTCTAAAGCGTGGATTTTTCCAAACCGACCAGTGTGAGCTGATGTGTTTGTAATGATGATGGCAGCAGGGAAAGACATGCCCATAATTAACTCCGTTTGATTGCTACGTTACCTGGCCCACTTATTCTAAGGCCAGTCATCATTCTTTCATACATTGGTGGGACACGATCTGCTCCAACTTGCCCTTGAGTTGTAGGTTCAACAGCAACACCACCAACACCCACTCGCTTGTAATCTTCAAGACCTGAGAGGCCAAGACCAGCTTTATTGTTATGTAAATAAGCCGCTAATATTGCTTGAGCTTTCTCAATTTGATCTGGAATTTCTGTTTCAGTAAAATAATCAGTCGATACTCTGAAGGGGAATCCAACTGAATAAGTATTGATATATGTATCTGGTTTTCTTACTCCAGTCCGAGGCCATTGCATCGACTGAGTATCTGTTGCTCTTGCTCCTAGAAATCTTTCACGATCAATTCTCAATGCAGCAGTATAAAGCGCACGATTTTTCTGGTCAGTTGTAGAGGATGCCCATGCTGCAACATCGTCGTCTTCAACAAGACCTTCAATAATTTCATTTGCAGTTGTAACCGTCAGATAAGAATTAGCTGTCGCTGATCCTACTGTCGCCACTATTGTGATCGCCATTTACAGAAACCTTGGCTTTTGGTTTACGTTTACGTTTTGGCTTAGGAACAGGAATAGAGGCCACCTGTTTGGCAGCCTCCCTTTCCCTTAATCGCCTGAAAGCGAATAAGCCCATTTAGCTAGATGCACCCTTGACAAGTGCAAAGTTTAGGACAATTGCTTGGCTTAAAGAACCGCCAGAAAGATTTCCAACAGTAACTTTGAAAGAACCAGCAGCAACAGCAGAAACCACTAACCAATAAGCTCCAGCAGTTCCAGCAGAACCGTGGTTTACGATTACAACGTCAGTAGCAGCTACACGGTCATTGTTTACCTGAAAGGTAACTTCTGCACCGTCAGCTAATGCTGCGTTATTTAATGTTATCTGTCCTGACTCTGTATTAAGAGTGACAGCAGTCGCTTTGCTTGTTGCTTGAGTAACAGTTCCACCAGTTGTATAACCGATGGCCTTACCAGCAACAGCTTCGAATTGAGATGCCATTAGTTGTTACCTCTAATCCTGAGCAGAAACATTGGTCGCTCTCACGATACCGATGTTCTTTGTTTCGTAGACCTTCGACCAGTTGGCTACGGTTCCTAAAACTGTGCGGTTAGGATTAGTCGTTGTGACTGCCCATTTTGTACCGACAGGATGATAGGTGTAATGAAGATCAACAGCCATTGCATTTGACTTAGCAAGGATGTCTCTATCTGTCTCCATTGTCATTCCAGCTTGCTCACCAGAAGCGACTGCTCCAGGTGTAAAGAAGAACGTACTGTATTCCGTAGAAGCTCCACTACCTGTAGTAGAAACATCATCAGAAACGATAACTCTTAAGCCACAATAAGTAGGAACTGTGTTATTGCCAGGAGCATAAGCAGGGGCAATAGAACCACCAGAAGCAGTTGCACCCGCACCTGTGTCACCAGCTACGACATAATCCACCAGCTTGCGTTCTACTAAGTCGTAATACACTTTTGAGTGCATACATACAGCAGAAAGTTGATCGCCAGCATCACCAAGAATTGATTTAGCCTTAGCAACATGCTTAGGACTTAAACCTGTTGGAGTGTCGCCACTTTCAGAGTCAATGCAGTTTGCAAATAGAGCAGAATTACTGTCATTTGCATTGATTGAACCAAAAACACCGTCAAGAGCAGCAAGAAGATCTTTCTGTCTTTGGTTTGCTATATAAGCACCAACCTTTTGACCAATAGCAGCCATTGGATCAGCACCAGCAGCCAAAGCAGCTAAGTCTCTTGATTCCCAAGCACGACCTCTATGTAGGATTACTCCTATTTGTTTGTCAGCTTGGATCTTGCTAGGTGTTAATGAAGTGCTATCTGTTAATACTTCAAAATCTCCAGAAAGGTTTGCTTTCCAGAAAGGGACGTTCACGAAGTCTCCACCATCTGTCGCATTAAGCTCTGCCAAAGGCTGAACCACACCGCTAGCCAAGAAGGCGTCACGCAGCGTTGTTTGCTCAATAACGTATGGCGTAAAGACCTCTGGAATGATTACGTCCGACCTTACAGTCGCCATAATTTAAATTTCCAAAAATGGTTTTACGGTATGGGCATAACCCTTCGGCTCGGCATAGCTCCGCCTATTGTTAAATATATTAGCGTTTCTTTGACTGTGCTAACAAGCGATCATATAAACCTTTGTCTGTTTTATATAAACGCATTTGTTCTGTAACGTTCCCACCGTTCTCAAAAGGATTATCTTTCATACCTGTAGGCAGATCAGTCCCGCCAGTCTTTCCGACAGGTGCTCCTCCACCTTGCGCCCTTGGTTGCTTCAAAATATACTCAGGCAATTGTCTCTTAGCCCACTCTCCGACAGGGATTCTCTCGTAACCATCAACAACGACAGGTTGACCTTCTTGAACTTCGATTTTTTCTTTAGGCAAGAAATTCTTTAATACTAAATCTGGGTCATGTACGATTTCCGCCAAGGCTGAGACTGCTGGGGAAACTGTTTCGAGTTCTCTGACTTTTGATTCAAGTTCTTCGATTCGTTGCTTATCTGCTCCTGATTTTTCTCTGTATTGTTGTTCAAGTGCAGATTTTGCTTCGCCATATTTCCCTTCTTGTTCGAGTCGAGATTGTTCGGCATTTTGTTTGAACTGTTTTAGAGATTCATAGTCAGGAGGAACTTCTAAAAGCTCCTTCTTCTGCATTTTACCGATCAGTTCATAGTTTTTCTTTTGAAGACTTTCTATTTCTTTCTTCAAGGCTTCTGCCTCTGCATTATTAGCAGAAGAGTCAACAGGCATAGCCTCTTGATTCTGTTCGTCAGTCATAGACACCCATAAGGTTTAGAATTATCTTATCAAGATTATTTCTTTTTGCCTCCTTTCTTGCCTTTTTTCTTTTTTCCCCAAGCCATAACTTTACAAAATACACTATTCTTATTAAGATAAAGACATACCACACAAGAAGTCAATGGCATTAGAACTAACTGAAATGCAGCGAATCCTTGCTCAAGTAACAGCAGGAGAGAAAGGGCCAGAAAATGAAAGCAATGAAGCCAAGACTTTTAGAATGGACGTAGAAGAAGATATGGTGGAAGCAAAGAAAATAGCAAAAGAAAAAGGTATCAAAAACGTTACCTTTGACCTTTCTCCTGAATGGCCTGAATTAGACAGATCACTAGCAAAATTTCCAAAGGGACACTTCGGTACATAGCAAAATGGCAAAACTCACTTACGTTCAACTTCTCCAGTTAAGAAAAACAGCAGTTTTAGCGGGAGACAGAAAACTCGCAAAAGAATATCTACAAAAAGCTAGAGCCTTATCGAAAAAGAGAGAAGTTGACGAAGACGACTATATTGCTGGTGCTTATACCTAAACACCGTTATATATTTCCGCCAAGAATTTCAAAGCATCAGCATCCGTAAGTCTTAGAGTCTCTCCATCTGGAGTTAGATTCGTCTCCATGTATAGATCTATATCTTGATTAGACATCCAACTTCCCCAATCTTCTACAACGTCAAAACCCATAGTGTCTAATTTTTCTGCCACACGTTTTGCGTTCTTTTCGTACCTAGCAATCATGCCTTTCGTATAGCCTTTTCCGTAATCGTTGGTACTAAGAAGGTCATACATAATATCAGAACCAGAAGAATCATTTCCAGTTACCATTCCGAGTGCTTCCTTTAAAGCAGCTTTTGGATTGTCTTGAGCTAATCCAAAATCAATAAGAGTGCCTTTCTTTGACTTGAAGTCGTACATGAAATTACCTTCATGTGCATCGTTATGGGCAATGCCTTTCATGTGCATCTTTTTCCTTGCCGAAATATAACTCTCAAGCATTTCTGTCTTTTTCTTGGCTTGCATGTCAAACGAAAAATCATCGAAAACTTGACTGTCCATAATGTCATCTAAAGTCTTTCCTTTTGCTTTGCTCATTCCAATTATTCCCTTCCGAGATTTAACAAAATCGACAGTATCATCTTGCCCTAATTTGCCAGAATAAGATGAACCGAAATACCTCGGAGCCACACCAGTTTTGTCTAGTTTTTGTAAAGCGATAACTTCATATTCTCCAATCCTTCCCTCCTTAACGATTCCCGATGGTTTTCCACCAATCTTAAATGCAGAGCCAAACTCGCCACCGCCTAGATAGTTCTTGTCGTAAACCTTGTAAGCAGTTACTTTTTTGTAAACCTTCTCAGCATCAAAATCGAGCTGAATAGGTGTCTCATAAGGCTTCGCTTTTAGAAGGAATGAGTCGTACCGACCCTTGTTAATGATCTTAAGTTTCTTACCTGAGTCCAGCTCTGCGATCTTAATAAGCTTCCCAGGAGTGTTCGAGTCATAGAGTTCCCATTCATCAAACAGACCTTTCTTAAGAGCTTCAGGCACGACTCTCGATACGTCCTGATGTGTATTGATCACGAATTGACCAGGAACACGCCTTCCAGTTTTCTCGAAACGAGAGAGATTCCTCTGTAAAGCTGTATCAATATCAACTGTAACGTATTTCGCTTTTGTTCTATAACCAGAGGCTTTGAATTGCATAACTTTTTTCGTCAAGCTTTCAATAGAACCATCTCCCGTTCCATCAAGCAAAGTATCAAAACGGTGTCTCTCCGCTTCTGCCAATATCCTTTTAGACAAGAAAGAAGACTCTTCATGCACGAAAGCTGCCGCCTGATCCGCAGCCGATCCTCCTTTCTTGATCATCTCGTTATATTCAGGCAGAAGCTTTTTGATTTCATCCGAATCAACGTCAATACGACCCTTTTGTGCTCCAAATTTCTTGACAATTCCACCTTTTCCAGCCGCAGGGCCGCCACCAGTTAGGAAAAAAGTCGGCTTTTCTTTTGCAATTCCACCTTGGAGATGCTTCGTTACAATTTCATCGTGCAATTTTTGACGTTCTGGAGTCCAAATTGTTTTACTGCTTGGCCCGTCTAAATCGTCAAAAGGTGAATTGCTGAATCTGTGCCAGGAATCCTTGGCCCCAATCTGTTCTTTGATAACAACAGGAGGCGTTGGTTTCGTAACGATTTTCTTCTTTACTCTTGGTTTTGGAATTGCGTTTGGTGTTTTTCCATAAGTTTTCTGCAATTGTTTAATTGTTTTACTTGTTCCGTCTCCTCTTACAAGCTTTTTCAATGCTGCGTCTGGGCCATATCTCTTTGTCAAAGTATTAAAGTATTTCACCTTTGCTGGCCCTAGAGCTTTCGCCTTATAAGAAGCCGATTGCTGCGATAACCATTTGCCATAAGATGTTCCAATTGGGACGGAACCACCCTCTCCAGATCTCTTTGCATATTTGTATTTAGGTGGAGTAAGACCCATGCCTTTATAATCAAGAACAGCAGTTGTTCGACAACGACATCCGAAATGCTGTGGAGGTTCTGGCCCTTCGCCATATTTGTGCTCCGTCTGATCAAGAATTTGACATTCTGGAGCTGTCCTTGAATCGAGCGTTGCTATCCAACGATATTTTTTTGTAATGTCCTGATTAGCTTCATATACAGTTTGAGCTGCTTGATTGCTTACTGACTGAACAGTGGTTCTAACAAGATTAGTGACTTGATTATTCTTCATTTTGTCTCCGCCTTCAAACTTCAAAAGACCATATAAACGTTGAGAGATCTGTTTTGTAGTCTCACCAGATAGTAGACCATCTCGTATATTTCTACCAAAAAGATCTGCTTGTTTTGCTGCTAATCCACGAAAAGCTTTTGTAAGGACTTCTCCGTTAGGAAGCGTGACTTGAGAGCCTTTCTTTGCAGTTAAAGAGAATTTCTCAGGAACACCTTTAACCTTTGCTTCAAGATCGTCAGATAATAAAGAAGCGTTTAAATCTGTAGTTTTCTTTGAGACAACAGATTGAGCATAAGACTTGGAAACCTCAACTGAATTAACAGAAGTTTGGATTCCACTAGGCAAAGCAGCTTCGAGCTGGTTGACAGCAAAATCAACCTGTACTTTTGCCAGTCCAGTCAAATCACCAATAATTTGCCTTTCACTT